CGATCTACTAAGCTTTAAAAAGGTAGAAAAACCTCTAACAATTAAGAATTTAACGCAAACAACTGCGGAGATTTCGATTTATGGGATTATAGACGATTCATCCTTTTGGGAAGATTCAATCTCAGCAAAGCAAGTTTTCGATGCTGTGAAAGCGCTGCCATCAACTGTCAATACACTAAACATTCGTTTAAATTCTCCAGGGGGTTCAGTTTTTGCTGGAATCTCTATATATAATTTTCTGAAAAATCTAAAGATGAAGGTAGTTGTTTTCGTTGACGGTATGGCCGCAAGTATTGCATCTGTAATTGCCCTTGCTGGCAATGAAAGGCATATCGGCACAGGTGCAATGTTTATGATCCATAAACCGATGACGGGATTATGGGGCAACTCATTGGACTTCATTGACGTTATTGATCGACTTGATCAAGTTGAAGATCAAATTATTTCAATTTATTTAAAAAATACAAATTTGGGGCGAACAGAGTTAAAAACTTTGATAGCGAACACGACTTATTTCGATGCAGGGCAATCAATTGACCATGGTTTTGCTACTGAAATCATGGATGATGATTCAGATGTTGATATGGCCGCATGTTTGAAAAATGCCTATTGGATCGCTGATAGGGAAACAATTATTAGAAATAAAAATAAAAGTTCAGAAACAATTGGAAAAGCAATTCAAGATATTAAGGATTTTACTAGCTCATATAATATGTAGCGACTTCCTTATATAGCATATTAAACAGGAGCTAACTATGACACTAGAAGAATTAATGGCACGATTAGATGTTATTGCCAATGAAATGACAGAATTTCAAAAGATTGAAAACCTTTCTGAAGATCAAGTTAAAACAGTTAATGAATTATCATCAGAGGCCATTACAATTAAGGCCCAAGTTGAAGCAAAAAAATCAATTGAATCTACGATTGCAAATTCAAATCAATCAACCAGAGTAACGGAACCAGTTAAGCCTGTATTATCAAATACTGTATCAGTTGGTGAAGAAAGACGTATGCAAAATGGCATGGGTGGTTTTGATTCAGTTGGAAAATTCTTTATGGCCGTAAAAGATCAGGCCCGTGGTGGTAACTTTGACGAACGCCTTAAGGCGATTCAGCAGCAGGAAAAAGTTGGTGCTGATGGTGGGTTCATGATACCAGCGGATTTAATTGCAGGTATTCAAAAGAAAGTAGAAGGTGATGAATCACTTCTTTCACGTTGCCGACAATTTAGAACTAGTTCGAATCGTATTGAACTCTTGGTAAATGAAAATGCTCCATGGGATCAAACAGGTGAGACTATTCGTGCAAATTGGATTGGTGAAGGTGTAACAATTCCTAATTCCAAAACTAAAATTAAAGAAGTCGAGATCAAGCTTCATAAGCTTGCTGCAATAGTTAATGTTACAGAAGAAATGCTGGAAGATTCAGCATTGATTGAATCTTATATTTCGGGTGAAGTTCCTGAAGTAATGAATGCAACTATTAACAATGCAATCATTTCTGGTAACGGAGTTAAAAAGCCTGAAGGGATTTTAAATTCTGGTTTTGGTTTCGAAGTTGCAAAAGAAGGTTCGCAACTTGCTGCAACAATTAACTTTGAAAATGTTAAAAAACTTTATACGCATTTACTTCCAAGTTCAAAAAGAAATGCAATGGTTCTTTACAATGTTTCGGCGGAGGAGCAACTGATCGGAATGCAGCTTGATCCAGCATCTACTGATAGCGTATCGGTTTACCTCCCAAATAATTCTGCGGCAGGTAGTCCATTTGGAACTCTATGGGGCCGACCTGTAATGCCAATGTCAGGTGCTATGCAAGCATTAGGTCAACCAATGGATATTGCGATGATTGATTTTTCTAAATATTATGCTGCTTTAAAAACAAGTGGGATTAGAAATCAAATGTCGATTCACGCGAAGTGGGAAGAAGATATTGCAAGCTTTAGATTCATCTTCAGAGTTGGTGGTAAATGTCCTTTTGTAGCACCTCAAGAAACTGAATATGGTGCCTATAAATTATCAGGGTTTACATATTTACAACTTAGAGATTAATTTTAATTAGGGGCCTCAGGGCCCCTTGAGGATTGTGTTATGAAAGGATTAATTTCAGAAGAAATCAGGCCAGCATCGGGGTTCGTTATCCTAGATAGCGCAGGGCCTAGAGAAACGGCCCGGCTTGATGTTCGGAGTGATTCAAGAAATAGATTTCAATTTAGAGTTGAAACTGGTTCGGGTACAACTTTATCATTTAAAGTTTTGCAACATACACTAAATTCTGGTGGTGAAACAAAAGATGTAATTTTAGAAACACCACAGTTTTATCGAGTAGACGGGGGCCCTTGGCAAAAAATTGAACCAAGCGGTGTCGCGACTGTTTCAATTGCTGATCTTGATACAGCATCAGGAATTGTTGCGATCGATATTGAACCTAGTTCGCTAGAAGATGGTTATCGATGGTGTTCACTTGAGGTTTCGGCCTTTGGTGGTTCTAGGCTTAGTTATTGCAGTATGGAATCAAATCATGATTACCGGCCGGCCGCGAGTGTTCTTAATTAACAGGAGATTATTATGAAAGGATTAATATCAGAAGAAATAAATGTTGAGTTGGGCCTTGCCTCTCTTGATGGTGCTGGGGCCAGAACAACGGCCCGTATTGACATGAAAAGTGACGCTCGGATGCGTTTTGTTTTAAGGCTTGAAGTAGGTATTGGAACAACACTTGATCTAAAACTTGAACAACATGACTTGGGAACTGCTGGGGTTACTAGTGATTTGGTTTTATTAACACCAATTCATTACCTGGTCGATGCTGGTGCATGGGTTAAAGTTCAACCAAGTGATGCAAATATTTTAATTGCAGACCTTGATACAGCAGCAGGTATTGTTGTTTTAGACATTGAGCCAAGCTCGCTAGCTGATGGGAATCGTTATGTATCTTTAACGATGGCCGCTCCTGGAGCGACTAGAGTTAGTACATGTTTAGCAGAATCTAATTATGATTTCAGACCAGTGCTGGACGATCTTGAATAAGGAGTTAAGTCATGGCCAAGGCCAAGAATAAAAAGACGGAACGTCTTTTGTTTAAATACGATGTTGGGAATTATCTCAAGGGTAATATTTATGATGTACCCCTTGATCTAGTTTCTTGGGCCAAGGGTGCAGGGGCATTAGTTCATAGTGGTGATATTTCAAAACCTAAAGAGATTGATTTACCAGCACCTGAACCAGTGGCAACTATTGCTTTACCAGAAGATGAAGAACTGGCAATTGATGAAGAATTGCCGAAAGATGATTATTTTGTTGAGGGATAGCTATGAACTTTTGGCCGTTTAAAAATGTTAGAAAAACCAAAGACCCCAGTTTGTATTCGGGGTCTAGGTCTTTTTTTATCAATGGTAAATTTACCACGGTAACAGAAGAAACGGCCATGACAGTGGCCGCTTTTAATAGGGGGGTGATGTATCTTGCAACCACGATGGCCAAGCTTCCTTTTTTGGTAAAAACTTTCGAGAAGGAAGAATTGCCAGATCATAAGTTAAATTTTTTATTAAACAGATCACCAAATTTTGAAAATTCTGCTTTTATGTTGAAAACATGGCTTATGATTTCAGCGGTTATTAAGGGTGATGGATATTTAGAAATTGAAAGATCAACTCGGGGGAAAGTGGTCGCGCTTCATCCTATTCTATATGAAGATGTAGTTATGGCCCGATTAGATACAGGTGAATTAATTTATCGAGTAACAACTACAAATGGGAATGAAAACTTTTTAAGGGCAAAAGATGTTTTTCATTTAAGAAATTTTCACACCACTGATAGCTTGAATGGGAATGGTGTTGTTGCTTATGCTAACGAAACACTCGGTGTATCTCAAGGTGCTAATAAGTTTGCAAATTCTCTTTTTGCAAACGCTGGTATGCCATCAGGTTCATTAAACGTTCCTGGTAAATTATCACCAGAAGCATCAGATAGAATTAAAGAAGGATGGCAAGCTGCATCCAGTGGAAGAAAAACGGGTTCAGTTGTTGTTTTAGAAGAGGGTACAACATTTACCCCAATAACTTTTGCCCCTGATGTTTTGCAATTTATCGAATCAAGAAAGTTTGGAATACCAGAGATTGCAAGATTTCTAGGCGTACCACCAACAAAATTATATTCGCAAGAACAGTCAACCTATAACAATGTTGAGCAGGATAATCTCTCAGTCGTTACTGATACGGTTTCAGCTTGGGCCGCTAATTTAGAGGGTGAGGCCGACATAAAGCTTATAGGTCGCAACATGAAAATTCATACTGAAATTGATCTTTTTGAATTGTCTCGGGGAGACATGGAATCGAGGTCACAATATTATACTCGAATGATGGGCATAGGAACAATGACACCAAATCAAGTTAGGGCAAGAGAAGGAATGTCTCCCTATGAAGATGGTGATCGTTACTATATCGCTACAAATAACTTTACACCGACTGATAAGGTTGATGATGTTATTGATGCACAAATAAATAGTGCAAACAGGCCAGAAGAAAATAATAATGAAACAAGTAAAGAAGTTGATGATGCTGTTGTTGATTATTTAAAATCAGCAGGGGGTTATCGTGGATAAAAATATTTTAATCGCTATTTGTGATTCATTAGTAAAAAATCAAATAGAGGAAATTCAAAACCTAAGAGGCCCTAGAGGTTTGAAAGGTTCAAGTGGAAATGAATTTGAATTTGAAACATATAAAGAAGAAATATATAAAAATGTTGAATTGTGGTTAAAGAATAACCCTCAAACTTCAGAAATGAAATTTGATGATTTAACTGAATCTCAATTAAATTTATTGAAATTAAAAATTACCGACCTTTCAGCTTCCGATCTAAACGGCCTGAAGGGTGCTAAAGG